TTATTTTCTACATCAGCCCAAATTGAAGCTGATACGTTACGAGGACCACCATTACCATTAGTAGCATCATTGTAATAAAGGGTTTCATTAATTTGGGAACCTGTTGAATCAAATTCAGTAACATACATTACATAAACATCTTGTGCTACGGTAGGTGAACCAGTAGGATAAACACCTGTAGTATTACCGTTTAAAATAGATAACGTATGGTAATCAGTTGAGTTTACACTTTGTGTAGCTGGGAAATTAGTTAATCCAAATTGGAAATCAAATGTAGTATCATTAATCAAATGTTCATCTAATTTACTACCCGAAGCCCAGTTCCAATTTATTTTATCATTAGGATTTACTAACCCATCTAATATTGTATAGAAATTAGAACCAGATACTGCCGCAGATCCAGTTGTTGTACCTACACCAGTATAAGAAGTAACAGATGAAGACGTTGATGTACCGTATTCTTCACCAAAATATATTTTAAAATCTTTACTACAACCTCTACCAGCATTATCTTGTGCTGAGGTTATTGTCCAAACATCGTCAGCCGGCCCTACATTAAACTTGACGATTTGGGATAAGTCAAACACACCGTAACCAGTTGGGTTAGGTTGTTGTTTTACTGTTTGTATTAATGTCCCTGCCTCATTCTTTACTTGCGCCACATATTGAAATTGTGGTTGGGCTACCTGTGTACTTGAAACACTAAAGACTAACGTATTGTTAGCCATATTAGGTGAAGTAGGGTCTTGGTTAATTGTAATAGCCATTATTTTTCAACTACTGTTTTTAAATCTAATTCAATATCGTTTGCTGTCGCTTCAGCATATTCATTAGCGAATTGTGCTGAGAATGCTGCTAGTGCAGGTTCAATAAATGGTTTAGCTTGATATCCTTGTTTATTAATCTTACGATAAATAAGGTATGCTGCTTGTTCCATTGTAACACCTTGCTTAGGACGAATGCCTTTTGCCCTCATCCAGTTGATTACTTTTGGTTTCCAGCTTTGTGTTCCTTTACGTGTTGCTCCTCCTCTACCATCTTCAATGGCGAAACCATAATCTTCCATTACGATAGAAACACCGGTATTACCATTACCTAAGATCTCGTCTGTATAATTTACACTACGAGCTAATTGTCCTGAGGCATTAATGTTTTTAGAGAATAATTGATCAACGGTTAGTTCCTTTAATCTACCCTCTAATTCGGTTAATACTTGATTTCTATCTTTTCTTTCCATTAGGCGTCAGGGAAATTACAATAATCGTAAACTGCTGGTTCAGTATAGGTTACATTAGCTACCCATCCGTATACTCTGTCTTGGAATCCCTCGTTTACTGGAATAATGTTGTTCATAGTAAAGTCCATTACTTGTTGATAAGGACCTCTGCGAATATAAGCACCAATATCATACAGGTATAATTCCGTATTTGACATTACTAAAAGTGCGTTTTCATCGCTTACCTTGGGAACATCGAGTGAATACAGTTCAAACGTTAAAGAACGTGTATTATCCAATAATCCTAATGAATCCATAGGACGTAAAAATACAAATGGGTAACGAATGTTTTGAGAGTTAGAATCCAAGTAGGATAAAGGACCACTAGCAAACGATTTAATTGCTAAATGGTTATTTGCTGCTGTCTCAAATAATTCGACTACCTGTTTGTAAGTTCTCATTAGTTATTTTCTAAAATTTCTTTTACCACGTGTGAATGCAAAGCAAGCATAGAGGCAATCTGGTTAATGTTGAATCCACTATTTGATAAATCAATTACCTTCTGTTCTACAGTAGGTTCTTTAGGTACTTCTACTTTTACTACTCCAGTGCTGTCTAATACTTCAATTGTTTCTTTCTTAGTTGCCATAATTAGTATAATTTGGTTGTGCGTTGTGCTTTCATTGCTCGTTCTTGTTCTCGGTTATAGTCGGAATCAATAGCTAAGTAATTCAACACAAATATAAAATTTAAATCAAAGATACTCTTGTCTCCAGTGATTGATAAGATGGAAGACTTTGAGAGAGAATAAACTGTTGCAAACCACCCCCAATGCTGGAAGTAAGTGTTTGTATTCTCTTCGTCATCTTCATCTTCTCCGCCTCCGTTAAAGAGTTGCTTGTATCGTTTAAGAATTTGGTTCCTACTACTAAAAAAAAACTCAATGCACCTAGTGCGAACGAGACTGGGAATTTATTCATTTCCTCAGCATCAACAAGTCGTTGTTCAGAATCGTATTCTTTAACGTCATAATATTTAAACAAGTTTTCTACTTTACCTTTAGCAATTTTGAATCCTTGTTTCATCCCATACTCAATACCCTGTAGTTTATTTTTTGTAATTGGTCTATAGAGTATAGCAGCTATTTCATTTAAGTTAGCAACGGGTTCCTTACACAAACGTTCTAGGTCAATATATTCACCTAATTTCATTTTAGATAACGGTCTATAACCGTATAATACGTCGTTAAACTCAATAATCGGGTAGAACGTTGTCGAATCCATCTCCATTAAGTTAAACACGGATTTTACAATCTCGGATAACTGGTTAGGTTCCCATTTATTTACTACTTCTCTATCTAAATGTGTAATGATAGAAATCATTTCCACCATTCGTTCTACCTCTGATAGATGCTCCAGACTAGTAATTTGCTGATAATCACCAATCGTTAAGTATTCAGGTATTTCGACTTTGTATTTCATCAATCTGTTTTGGTATAAATATGTATGAGATTTTTTTCCAATGTGTGAAGCAAGAGGGGCACTTTCGTGCCCCATCTTCTTCCCAGTCAATATATCATCTACAACAATGATAGGGAGAAGTTACGAACAAAATCTTTAGAAACCAAATTAAATTTAAAAGAGCCCTCGAATGAGGGCTCCTTAAGGTAGAGAAAACTGAATAACAAACAAGATAGCTAAAAACACGCCGGAAAAACTCTACCTTTCAGAATTAATGAAGGTCAATGTCACGAAACCTTATTAATACATATTATTATTTTCTCATATTTCCAATGTAGATACCTGCTCTACTAGATCCAAGTTCTTCCCTACATAAATTAGCCATCCATAAAGAATCTACAATATCATCGTGATAGCCGTTAGGGTGAGAGAATGATAATTTACCGTTTGTATTTACTTTATAAGTGTATGCTGATAATTCATCGTAGCATTCAGGCATTAGGTTTTTATCAGGTAATTCTACTGCTCCATTTTCTATGTCTTGAATCAGTTTACGAACACCTTGTGCTTTACTATCTTGTGTTGTAGTAAATGGTTTTGTTTGCCTATAATACCCTTTTATTAATTCAAAGAGTGCTTGTCCTGCCCCATTAGTCTCAACATAACCTCCTCCGATGTTAAATCGTCGCAGCTCGTTAACGATAGTTTTTGCAGATTCCTCAAATGATTTTCCATTAAACCTAAGAATCTTTTTGCAACGGCCGGATTCGGAGAATATTGAGCAAACTGTATAATCTGCAGACATTCCAACGTCAATTCCGAAATAATCTCTTCCTGTTTTTGATTCATCCCAATTTCTTAAATTACATACTGCATCTAATCCTCTAAATACATCGTTTGTTGCCTCAGAGAATTCAGCTAAGTATTCTTGTTTATAAATGTCTATAGGTAACGACTTTGCTTGTTCCGCGATAAATGATACATCCACGTGTGGATTGTCAGTAGAGACACCTTTAAACGAAATATAATCGCTGTTACCGTTTTGACCCTTTAACCAATATGTGTAGAACCAATTCTTTGATTTAGGAGTAGAGATGATGAAGCATTTCCTACCAATAGCTGATAGTGTAGGTAGAATAGCTTCAGTCATCGCCTCCTCTCTAATAAACGCAGCTTCATCAACAACCAAATAATTAAAACTAAAACCTCTAATTGAATCATATCGTTCGGCTGATAGGAATTGTAATGTAGATCCATTTACGAATTCCATTGTTAAATCAGCCTTATTTGAATGAACAACTACTTGATTTGCTGCATTTAATAGTTCTGTAAATATTTTCTTTGCTTGGTTGTAAATAGGGGATATCCAAGCACCCTTAGTATTTTTATGTTGTAGCAACCACCATAACATTAGGTTTTGTGCTAATAGTGATTTACCAAACTGTCTACCACACGCTACTACCCCAAATTTATGGGGTGAATCAGCAAAGCCATCTATAATTTGTTTTTGGCCCTTATGTGGTGAAAATAGTTTTATGTTCATAACGCCATCCAGTCTTCATGTTTCTCCCAACATTCACATTGTGGTAAAAATAAGAAGTCCATTGTAAATGAGGGATCATACCATTTAATTCTATCTAATTCCTCATCAGTAGCTAACCTACACGTTCTAAAACAATGTTTACAGTGTGGTTCTTTAGTAATAACCTTTGTTTTTGGTTTAGGTGTATACTTTTTTCTTGGTTTTTTATTCTTCGCCATCCGACCAACTTATTTTAATATCACCTGTAACCTTAACTTCTTGACGTTCGATTTCTCCACCACGTATTTTATTCTGGTATTTGATTACTTCTAACCATACTCGTCTATCGTTTTCTGCTCTTGCTTCCTCCTTGATTACCTCTAATTCCATTAAAGCGTTATTTACACTTTGTCTAACGTTATCTTCAAAATCTTCAGTAATAATTTTCCAAGCATCTGTCCAGATACGATTAGCTTGTTGTCGGTTGGTATTATGTTTCTCCATATACCACGAAGTGAATTGTGACCAACCAGCACGGTTATCCATAATATAGTCAACACACTGTTGTAAATTGTGTGTATGATCTATTCTATTTTTCTTAGTCTCGCCTGCCATTTTTTCTATTTTGTTTCCTACCTAAATTACCGTGTGTTGATAAGGCGTATTTAACATCTATCTTATCGTATAATTTAGTTCCTGTTACTCCATTTTCTAATTGCGTCCATACCCATTCAGAGTCTGGATAGTGGTTTTTATTTGTTTTTTTCCACTCTTTTCTTCCTTTTCCTAATTTTGACATTCTACTAGCTACTTTTCGTTTATTGAGTTTGCTTTTTATTTTATCGCAACCCTTACACGTATATTGAAATCCATCTTTAGACTGACTATTCCTGTAGAACTCATTTAGAGGTTGTATCCTCTGGCATTTGCTGCATTTTTTTCCTTCCACGACTTGTTGTTGTAACTTTAGGGTAAGCAATTTCTCTAATAGCACCTTCGTGCTGTGAATACATAGAGTTTGTCATTTGAGCATATGCTTTAAAGTGACATCCACAACCTGGTCGTTCTGATGGTTTACCCTGGATTAATGTTCTAGCTGGAACGAAGAGTTGATCCATACGAGTACCATCTATTCTACCGTTCATTTTAGGAGCAAATACTTCCACTAACCATTTTGCTTCCTCTTGTGTTAGATTGTTATTCAACATAGTTTGTTTTTTTAATGATGTAATACAATACTTGTGCTATTAAACTTGTAATTAAAGCATAAGTTAAATTTTGGAAATATACTAACGAGGCCCAAAACGAAAGACAACGAGCACAAGTTATAATATGTAATGATGATTGAGCCCAAAACATATTGTATTTAACCATCATATCAATTAATTTTCTTACAATACTCTCTCTAATAGGAGTAATAGGAGAAAACCAGTGTGTTAGCCAGTTTGCAAATAAGGCAATTCCTAAAATATCAATTATCACTTGTGTCATCCCAATCTTCGTCTATAATGTTAATATCTTCAGCTTCAATGTTTACATCTGAATTTACTACCTGAGGTTCTAGAATTAATTCTTGCCACATTAAGTATTTTAACGCGATGTCCGTATTTTCTTCGATGAATTTAGTCATCATTTCACAGTCTGTCATTTCTGGAGTTCTTTAAGGTATTCTAATACCGCTTTTTTTACTTTGTTATCTCTGTTTTTTTCTCGCATAGACAATGTTTTAGATAGGTTATTAATTTGTTTTTCTAACTCATCAAACTTATCTAAGTATACTTTGTCTTTATTATCGTGAATTTTTGTTCTTCCCTCTAACCACTCAATACGGGCTAGTGTGTTGCGTTTTTTTCGTGTAAATAAGCGCTTATAAAAGCGGGCCAATGGTTTAGCATATACTCCGGCGAAAAATGTTCCTACCGCCGTTAAAACCAATACTACCAAGAAATAGATATCATTCATAATTATTCATTTAAGTGTTCACAATATTTTTTAACTATACCTAATGCTGCTGTTAGGTCACGTTTTAGGGATAAAATTGGAATATCATAGTATTCACAAATATCCTTATACGTTTTATTCTGGAGGAATTTTAATTCAATTAATTTAGCGTGGTAATATCCTAGGTATTCCTCCTTAATTGCCTCCATAGCACATTCGTAGTAATCATCTATCTTTACCTCGTCAATATAATACCCATTATTCTTTTCTCGTTCTTCATTTTCAGCGAAGTAATGGGGAATATGTTTTACTCTGGATGCTCTGTATTGTTTATAGAATGGGGATTGGCCTGAGCGAATTTGGAAACTAGCACCCCAGAGTAGGAAGTGAAGTATCTTATCATCCGTTAGCATCTGGAGTTTATTTTTATATGGTTTCTTCATGAACTCCTCGTACATCAGGATACATAAATCATCAGCATATTCACTCATCTGCCCCCACGCTATATTCTTCTTCACCTCACTAACGAAATGGTTCCAATTCTCAGCGAACCAGTTATTTAATCTTATATTTAATTCTTCTTCTTGTGTCATAATCTTATCTTTTTCCCCCCCCCCATATCCCTGGAAAATTCAAATATTAAAGTGTAAAACAGGGCATAATTATTAATGTACAAAACAACCACCGGTCATACACGTTAACGTTGCCCCAAGTCAGCTATTTCTGTCGAAATATGATAGCCATTGTTTCCAATTGCTTGCTATCAGCTTTATGTCGGTTCTAAATATGTGCAAAGGATGTCAAAACGCCAACCTTAATAAAACTTCTTTTCATTTGAAATCATTCCAGATGACATCAATATCGTAACTTTATTTGGATATCGTAATAGTTATTCGTATATTCACGGCATAATGTTAAAAAATAAACAAATGAAAAACTATTCAAGTATTGTTAAAGAAAAAGCTTTGGCTTATTTCGACTATCAAGGTAAATTCCTTGGTAACTCAGATTTTTATGAACCTGGTAAACCGTTGGTTCTTGCCTTTGGTACTGGTGGTGGTAAAACGTTTACTACTATTATGAAATTAGACATTTATTATTCTAACCCAGTTAATAAAGGTAAAAAAACAGTTATTTTCCCTCACGCTACAAACGTGTTAAGAAACAACTTTGCTGAATCATTAGAGAAATATGGTAAATGTTCTTTTAGTTACTGTGTTATCGAAGATTCATCACAAATTGAAGATGTGTTTAATTCTGATTGTGAAGTAATTATTGTATTGCCTCAAACCGTTCGTAAACACCTTACTAAATTATCTAAAGTTACTTGGATGATTGTTGACGAAGCACACGAGTGGTATTTTGCTCCAATGTATGCTAAAATTAAGGCTGCACTTCGTCCTGATTATCAGTTACTTATGACTGGTACTCCTTCAGTATTTAATAATAGACCTGATGATTTCCTTTATTACCACGTTTCAGTTGATGAATTACGTAAAGCAGGTAAAGCAGGTAATGCTCGTATTGAAATTGTATCTTCTGCTTATACTATTGAAGGTCAAGATGTTATCACCAGTCAGTCAAAACATAAAGCTGGGGGTATTGTTTCTAGAATAACAGATAAAGTTGCTAATACTACTAAGTCATTAGAATTAGTTTGTAATCAAATGCTTAAAACACTTACTAATCCTACAGACGTTCGTGTTGAACCTGTAAATAATTTATTTGGTACTGTATTTAATAAACTTGATAAAACTATTATTTTTAGTAATTCACAAGCTCAAGCAAAACAATTTTACCGTACACTTAATAAAACATTAAAAGGTAAAATACTTATTTCAGTTTCTGCTGACGGTGGTAATTCTGAAGAGTTTGCTGAATTTAAAAATAATGATGATATTAAAGTGTTAGTACTTGTCCGTAAAGGACGATTAGGTTTTGATATGCCGAACCTATATAACATTGTTGACTTTACGTTATCTACAAACGTAGACGTTATATCACAAATGTTAGGTCGTGTTTTGCGTCCTGGAGATAAACAAAAATATTACTTTAAAGTATCTCCTAAAAATACTGTTTGGTTCTATCAAGCTATTATGATGGTTGTATTGCGTTTAACAATGCAGGATGCTTATGAAATTTATGATGGTAATCAAAATAAAGTTCGTATTCCTAAATCACGTAAACCTCGTCAACGTAAAGAACGTGTTGATAATCCTAATCGTGAACGTACCCCTAATTTTAGTGGTATTGACACAGATATTATTTTTGATTTAGATTTTTTCCGTTATGTACTTCACAAAGGTAATAAAGCGTTTCAAACTGTTAGTTGGTGTACATTAGATGATGTACGTAAAGAATGTTTAAATTTACGTGAACGTCGTATTGGTGATAATGCTATTACTTATGAAGATTGTCTTCAAGTAGTTAAAGAACGTGGTTATACTAAGAAAATTGAATTTCAATATGGTGCTACTGCTCATTATGCTTTTATTCAAACAAAAGGTTTAATGAATAAATTTGTAGGAGATGCTGGTTTAAAAGGTCGTAAATTAACTTTATCGTATGATGAGGTAAAAGAATGTGCTGATCAATGTGAAACACGCCGTGAATTTGCTCTTAAATTTCAATCAAAATATAAGAAAGCAAAACAAATGGGTTGGTTAGAAGAGTTTTTTGGTGAAGCTAAAAAATCCGGTCCTAAAGTAGGACACGAAGGTTGGAATAAGAAAAAGAATTTTACATTAAATGCGACTTTGAAATAATTCAGCAATACGTATAACCCGTATAACAATAAATTAAATAATATGTCACATCCAAAACAACAACAGTACAATGAAAAGTGGTATGCTAAAAAAGGCTATAAAAATTACAACCACTACATTAAAGATTTAGCTAAACGAAATGGTTTCGATTCTATTAGAGAGTATCAATTACACAAAAACTGGGTACCTCAACCTACAGATGAAGCTAGATTATTAGATCCTAAAAATCAAATGGATCCTACTGCTGTTCCTATTCCCGATATTCCAGGTTATTACATTACACCTTTAGGTGATATATGGAAGCAACGTAATTCAGGTAAATGGATTATGTTAAAACAGCAAGCACATAAATCAGGTTATAAGGCATTCCAACCATATATTGATGGTAAAAGATGCGTTAAATACGTTCATAGAACGTTGTGTAGCGCGTTTTATGGTGAACGCGATGCCTCCTATGAAGCACATCATATCAACGCAGATACACACGATAATACACTTGATAATTTAGTGTGGATGAAAAAGGAAAAACACCGAGCTATGCCTCGTGGACCGTATAAAAAAAGAGGGCTATAATACCCTCTTATTTACTGTATAAACACGTTTATTATTGTCTATTATCGCGTTTTCTATACCAATCATATAGACGCGTGATGTTTAAAAGTACACCCGTTAAAACGAGTAATAATGTTAGAGGAGCTTGCCAATCCATTAGGACTGAACCTAATGCTGTTATAGTTGCTCCGTTGGCTAATGTATCTTTTATTTCGGGTGTCATCATTTACCGTATAATGCTTTTGTAAGGTCGTAGTTAGCTGTAATTTCATCTAGAGATAAAGCCCTATCATAGAAGAAAACATGACCAATTCTACCATCTAAGGCATTATAACCTGCAGTTTTTGGTTCTGCTGTACCTATAGTTAAATTACTATTAGTTTCTAATAAATTACAACTACACCCTGTATCACCTCTTGCCGTAGTACCTGTATAGAAAGTCCAAGTATCACCTGATCCATTTTTTCTTAAGGTAATAAAATACCATTCACCTAAACTAATAGCATTATCATTAGTTTCCATAGTACAGGCACAAGTACCATTAATGTGAAATAATAAGTCATTAGTACCATCACCAGCTGAAAGAATCCATTTATTAGTAGGTTGATCGTCAAAACCCATAATAGCATTCATCCACCAACTACCATTCCAAGCATCCCAATAAGCCCACAGTTGTATTGTTGCTTCAGTTCCAGCAGAACCTGATGACCACCAATACTCATTATAACTTCCTGAGGTACCAAACCATCTGTTATCACCTGGGAAATCAAAATAGCTACCTGAACCTGCAGGTGTCGTCCAAGTTGGAACCCCAGCACTTCCAGAAGCTTGCATATCAGCATGATTTGAAGTTAAATCATACCATGTACTACCAGAACCAGGATATGAAGTTAAGTCATTAGGATCTAACCATAATCTTAACCCATTTTGTACAGGAACAGCTTCTGCGGCTGCCGCTGATTTAGCATATATTGCTGTAGGTGTAAACATATTTTATTAAACTAAATCTTGTAAGAAGTTAGCTTTTAATGTAGTTCCATCAAATGATACAAATGAAATAACATCAACACTTGAAGTAACTGCTGTTGGTGTATAAGTACTTCCTGAAGGGAACTTAAATGCAGATGCAAAACTTATCGAACCAGTACCTGGTGAAGGTTGAGTGATTTGTAAGTTAACAGTTTGACCAGGAGTAATATTTGAAGGATTTACAAATGTATCTGAACCACTTACTAATGTTAATGTAAAGAAATTAGCAGTTGATAAATCTAAGGATGCTGTATTAGAAGCAATACTTAATCCTGCTACGTTACCATTTAAACTTCCTGTTACAATAGGATCGTTTAATACTGCTATATAAGAAGCAGTTGTTGCTGTTGTAGCTGAATCTGCTACTAATGCGTGAGATGCACTTACTGCTGTATCACTATAAGAAGCTGAGATAGCATTTAATACGTAAGAAGCTGTTGTTGCTGTATCGGCTACTAATGCGTGTGAAGCACTTGTAGCTAAGAAAGAGTTACCAGCATTAGCAGCAAATGATGCTGTTGTAGCAAATGATGCTGAAGTTGCACTTGTTGCTGTATCTGCGTTACCTGTTAAATTACCAAGGAATCCTGCTGATGCACTAACTCCGCCGGTAACATCTAGTTCCGCAGTCATAGACACTGTAGAACCGTCATCTGTAATAGAAGAATCTACAATATGGTGATTACCTTGTCCTTTAACTAATCTGTTATTTGTAGGATAGGTAGGTGTTCCTTTTGATGAATAAGCTGCACCAAATAATGCTACACCATAATCTGTACTTGAAGTTGTAGTATACTCGTAATTCCAATCGTTAAGTAAGGAATCAAAGAAATAAGATGCTGTATAGTTAACAGGAGTAGCTGAACCACTATCTTCAACAATCAAACCAGCGTATCTGGTAGCATTTGAAGTGTTTAATTGAATAAACGCATCTCCAATAATTGTTGCTGAACCTGTTACTGTTTGTAAGAAACCGATTGAAGCAGAAGTTGCTGTTAGATTTGTAAATTCACCACCTGATGCGGTAATACTTGTTGCATTAATATCTAATCCACTTGCTATATCAGAGGCAAATGATGCAGTTGTAGCTGTTGAGGCATTACCTGCTATATCAATTGTATAAGTACCTGACAAACGAGCAGCATTTAAAGTACCTGTGTTTAGGTTTGAGGCATTACGGAAGTAAGTACTATCGTTACCATCTAACGTATTAGCATCTCCTGAAATATCAATTGCGTAAGTACCTGACAAACGAGCTGATGATACTGTACCTGTTGATAAGTTAGAAGCATTTGTATAATATGAAGCTGGTTGGCCTCCTAAAGTAGATGCTGTGGCTGCTGTTACAACAAAAGAAGCTGTGGTAGCAGTTGTAGCGGTAGCGGCTGTAGTAGCGAATGAAGAACTTACAGCATTTAATACGTAAGAAGCAGTTGTAGCTGTTGCCGCATTTCCTGAGTTAGTAATGTTGTATGTACCTGATAAACGTGCTGCTGGTAAAGTACCTGCATTTATGTTATCAGCATTTCTATAATAAGTACCATCATTACCATCTAATAATCCTGCATCACTTGCAAAATCAGCATGTGAAGCAGAAGTAATTGCTCCTAATACTGTTGAAGCAGTAGCTGCATAAGAAGCAGAAACAACACTTCCATCTAAATAAGATGCTGTAGTAGCAAATGATGCACTTGTAGCAGTGGTAGCAGTAGCAGCAGTTGATGCATAAGAAGCACTCGTAGCAGTAATATCTAAACTACTAAGTAAACTACCTGTACCATCGGTAATTTGACTACCAGATATTTGTACTAATGCCTGATAGCTGGATGAAATGTTTAACGGTCCTAAGTTTTGTCCCATAATATTATTCTACGTTTGATGCCCAAGGAAATTGTGGATACCTTGAATCTGTGATTCTTAATCCTGCTTGTCTAGCTTGGTTTAAATGTGTGCCTCTATTTTGATATTTAAATACAATTGGACTTCTGTACTGGTTACTGTAATCAGGATATTGTTGGTACAAGAAGTTATTTTCGTTTAATTCGGGTAAACTATTCTGTTGTTCAATAATGTAATTTACTAAGCGCTCAGCGTAGTATTGCATTTTGTTTTCTACAGATTGTCTTTTTACCTCGTATAATGATCTGTCTACTGTTTGACTATTATCACCACCAGTAGCATTTAGTAACCCGTTATTACGTGGTCTTATATAAATGGCCTCTAACGTTTCATAGTATGTCGCGTATAACAAGAAATCCTGAATATAATCGGTTACTAACGTTAAATAAGCGCCGGTTAATGTGTCACTATCAATGTCACTTAACAATTTTTGATACAATACAGTACCAATAATTCTTTGTAAGTGAATATCCTGTGCCTCACGAACAGCATTTTTAATAAAAGCAGTATCTAAGTTATCATTTACATCTGTAAATTGTCTTAGTTTAGCTTCTGATATGATAAAAGTACTTGTCATTAGATTGGGAACATATCGTTATTTGAATCGGCTTCAGCATCTCTATCAGCTGTTTCGATTTTTTCTTCTAATTGTGCGTCTTCACCAACTTCAGCTTCTGTAGAAGTAACTACATCTGCTTTTTCTTCTCCATCAGAGAATAATTTTAATTGTTGAACACCCACAGTAATATCACCCACTTCTGGGTACATCATTTCTAACATTTCCTCTATAGTTGCTAATAGAGTCTGTTGATAAGGTCTAATTACAGTATTAACTAACAACAAGTAAGCATCAATTACCTCTTCTCTTCCTCCTAATTGACCAGCGGTTTTAATACCTAAGATCATAGGTGAGGTAATTCTGTGTGCTGTTAATATTTTTTGCGTTGTAATTTCGCTTAGTGTTGTATAATACCCATCTGCTCCGTTTTGAGGGATAGGTGTAATTATTGGTGCGTTTGCTGGATCATCTAAATCCATATACAATAACGAACCAGCGTTATCTGTTCCTGCATATTGTTCTCGAAGCATATGTTCGATTTGTTGTCTTTGATCAGGATCAGCGTTTGTAAATGTAGTAATGGATAGCGAAGGTGCTAAACCATTCTTAATATTGTTAAGATGGAAGTTATCTACCTCTTCATCCAAGTCAATTACGCGTAATGCTCCTACATAATCAGGTAGCGGGTAATATTTTTGACCAGGTGAGTATGGGCGATATACGTATATCTGTTTTGGTTCCTCTGCAGCTTTAGTTGGGTTATAAACAGGTAAGTAAGGAACCTCTTTAGGTACTGTTCTATTTGAGTATCTGTACTTATCTCCCCATTCATCGGAGATGTAGTACCCTTCTACTTTACCTCTATAATTCATTTCCTTAGCTCTTAACCAAGAAAAATCAATGTGGTATACTGCTGCTACTTTTGTTCTGTTACGGTTGTAAACTACTTCAAAAGCGTATCCACCAAATAATTTAAAATCTGTAGCTAATTTATGGAATACTTCATTCCACGTTTCATCTGGATTAGCTCTATCTAATACGAATTCTTGTTCGGCTATTAAGCCTTCTCCTACAATACCATCAATAATTGCATTAACACAAGTACCGTGAATAGATGAATTATTGTATAAATCAATTAAGTGATTAGGGAAATCATTGTATTCCCCATACTTAACGTAACTGCGGTTTTCAGACCTAAAGATACTCTCCTCAGGACGTACTCGTTCTGCGAATTGTTTCTTAATAGCCTTAAAATTAAATTTCTTATCCATTATAAGTTATATATGTTCCGTTCTCGTTTGATGATACATATTGCGTTATTTCTTGTTCATTAGAACCTGAAACATATGCTCTATCAGAATATATTAAATCTACAGGAGTAATTCCACCTATACCTTGCCAAGTATCACTTGTTGCTTGGAATGTTGTACTAACACTTTCCCAAGTTGAATTACCACTACCTGTATCCAGAGTGTATATACTGATATCATACTGACCTGAAGCTGTAGGAGCAACAGAACCAGAATTAGAGATAACTAACCAATTTCTATAAGCATTAGGAGCTGAAATTGTAGCTACATCAAAGTTACCATTTGATAAGTCATACGATTGTGTATAAATTATTCTTAAATTACCGTAGTAACCTGAAGAAGTATCTACTGTATCAATCCATACAGCATTCGTATTTGTAGTTTCAGACCTATTAAATTGTAGCATTGTATTATTTTTTAATTAGAAAGGAGTAGGGGCTATGCATACGCACAACCCCTTCCCTTTATCTAAATTCTTAGGATACGGTAATACCGCTAAGAATTACTGTTAAGTCTGAACCGCTGATTTCTGAAGCGGGATCAGGTTCTTGACCGTTGAATGTTAAGGTATATCCATTTGAATCGCCGAAGGCAGTACCTGAGGCACCTTGACCTGCGTTCAATGCCAAACCATTTTGTTCTCCTAAGTAGAAGAATTTACCAATTCCATCAGATGAACCGTTGTTAGTTTCAACGATCATCTTGATTTCAACATTCTTAGAAAGCAAACGTACTTGATTTCGTGTAGCTGATTGCAGTTTATGCAAAGGCATATTCACAGTTTGATCGAAGAATACAGTACCATTTTCGGTTGAACCGTTAATAGTTTCTACATAATCTCCGGTTTGACGAGTCAACTCAAACTTATAGAAAATACCTGAACCACTGATTGCACTAATCAAGCCCGTACTGCCTGAACCCGTTACTGAATCAACAGAACCGCTTAGAATGTAAACATTCTTAATACCACCCGTGTTGTCTCTACAACCGAGGGTAAATCCTGAAGTAATATCACATGTTGCCATAGTTTCTGTTGTTTATAGGGTTAGACAATTATACGTTGTTAGAAACCCAGAATTCAGGGTATGCTACGTTTACACCAAGTTTAGTAGAGATTCTGTGACGCAATTGGTCTGTGTTGATGTCGTACCACAATTGGAATTGTGAGAAGTCGCTCATCAAGTCAGTACCTGCTACAATTTGTCTAGCTGGTCCGAGAACGATACGGTTGGTGTTGATACCTACAGTACCTACTACTTTAACGTTCTGGAATGGGTAAACCATTTCCAAAATTCCACCTCTGTTGCTGATGCTTGAAGGATCGAAGTAGTAAGAGTTAGAAGTACGAACGCTTGATACGAATTCACGGAACTTACCTACACTCATGAAGAATGTTAAGTCGTCGCGATCTGCTACGTCAGTAGGAAGAGCAGCGATCATAGTGTCCAAGTTATCTAAAGATGCTGTAGTAGTACCTACGATTTGAGCTGCGTCAGTGATTGCTGAACCTGCAGAACCAGAAGACAAAATTCTCAACAAACCGTCAGATTCACAAGTTCCACCGAAGGTAGAAGCTGAACCTGATATTTGCTGCCATAAGAATTGGTCGTTAGCTTTCTGGAATTGGTTAACCAATAAGTCAGAATAAGCACCCGCTAATGCGAATGTTTCGTTGTAAGAACCTGGCTCCAAAGCGGAGATACCCAAGTATTTTTTGTCCATATCCTTAAGACAGATTCCGTCTTGAGAAGTACGAGGACAAACAGTAATGTTTCTTTGTGTAAAGGTAGCTGAACCACTGAAGTCAGTAGAACAGTTAGCGTTTTGGATATACAAGTCAACTTCGAACAAGTTGATTGGCTCTTGATACTTAACACCCTCTTGGATGGTAATGTATTCCATAGTGCTACCGCCATACACAGCTTTAACTACGAGTTCACCTGCAACTTCGTTGTTAAAGTCATTTAAAGCTGATACGTTTAATGCCATGATAATTTAAATTTACTTTTTGTTTTTGATTGAATCTAAAGCCATTTTAATGCGGTCTGCATTGCGGGCTTCATCTACGTTGAACTTTGAAAACTTGCTCGAAGCTTCCATTTTCTTGCCTGTTGAAGCTAAAGTAGGTTCAGCAGCAGGCATATTTTCTAAGCCAGCTACTTTGTCTTCCAATTCAGCCATTTTCTCTTTCATCTTGCCCATTTCCTCTTTTACAGATTCAACGATAGCTTCTACGATGTCTTCGATCTTAGCTTCATCTTCCATTTCTTCCTCCTTTACTTCTTCTTCCTGCATTTCTTCCTCTTCGGTTTCTTCGGCCATAGCCTTTTCACCGTCGGCAGATGTAATTTCAGTTACTACTGAATCTTCTGTACGGAGTTTAGTTCCGTCTTCCAATTCGTGCTCTCCATTAGGAGCGTCCATTTCTTGTCCTTCTGCAGTAACAACTGTTACTTTATCTCCGACTTGCAATGAATCACCTGGGAAACGTAGAGTGAAGGCACCATTAATGTCTTTTAACTCACCAAAAGCTTCCTCTACAGTAGTTTCTTCCTTTACTTCTGCTTCAACAAGGTTAAAATGTGCCTTTACAAGGTCTTTTAATTCAGTTGAAGTCATATTATTTTTATTAATATAAAGGGTTAAACAATTATTTGTTAACA